TTGCCTTCTTTCCAGTTTGTGGTGTAGTGAAAGATTTCAGTCATTTGATCAGTGTTCATACTACTGGTACACTTTCGGGGGCCCAATTTCAATCAGCATCACCACGTTCCTCTCTGAATGTGGATTTTACGGATCTCCTGATAAAGAAACTGACGAAGTTGAGTGTCGGTAGTGTTATCAAAAGCATAATGTAGACGACTTAGGTATTCATCTTGTTTGATGCCAATGTTACCATTCCCACCAAGATCATTGAGTGAAGAACCTGCTTTGGATTTGGCACGTCCAAAGTTACCAGTGATGTTACCAGTTGTCCTCAATTTAGGACGAATCTTTGAAAGGTTAGAGTAAGTCATCGGGGAAACTTGTGGTTACAATCAGGGCACAACCAGTGATCAATTCTGTCTTCACCAAGCAACTCAACTCCTATCACACGACTATAAAAATAGGGTGGAGAATGATTTTCCCAGTATTCTTCTGGAATGGGAAGATCAAACCAGTTAGCACCACATTCGGGGCAATTCTCAAGTTTTGTAATGTCAGTGTAAGTCATTCTTCATCCTCCTCTACAGCATCAAAACGAAACTCATAAACAGCAGTATTCGTATCACTGCTATACAGAGAGTATTTGAAGAATGGAACAGGACATTGTTCCAACCATTCATTAAAATCAATGTGTTGAGTTGTGAGATTAGGTACAGTCATCGTGCGATAATGTCAACAGATTCCATCAGCATCAGTGCCAAGTCAACCTCAACATCTTCATCAACAATCGGAATGTTAGCATCAACAAACTCTGACGCTAATTGTTGCAAAAGAGTGTTCATTCGCTCATCAGCATACGCAAAGGTCGCAAAATCGCTCTTGAAACCATCACGCAGCAGACGCAGAGAACGTGTTACTGTCAGGTCTTTAATCTCTTGGTTGTAGTCAGGCATTTGTGTAATCAGCGAAGATAAAGATAGGAACCGTGCCAAGTTGCACTCTCAAGACACTTCTCACGGGAAGGAATAGAGAGCAGATTATATCTCTCGTGCTTGGCAGGTGCTTTTACACTTGCAGGTTTGAATACGGAACCAGTTTTTTTATCAATGAAAGCGTGGATGCTATCACGACGGTCTCCAATGTGCATCCAGATTTTATGATACTTACGACCAGAACTTTCCAGTTCATAGAAGTAACCATCTGGAGCATCTTGCTGGAGAGCATCACACAACATTAAACCATACTTAACGATGTTAAGATAGATGGTGTTCTTTGCATCCTGCTGTGCAGTATAGTCAGAGAGTGTAATTGTCATTTGTTGAGTGTTCATACTATAGGGACACTTTCAAGGGCCCAGTTACTGATACCTAAACTTAAATCCCTTTGTGTGTTCTCTTTTCCCCTTACAAACATTACAAATAGATGGTCTGGATAGATTATATTTTCTTGCAAACTCCGCAATGTTAAAAATAACTTCTTCTTTACCATCTGGGTGAGTAACAATGTAACTCTTTGCTCTATTTGTATTCCCAAATGGTTTGTGTGGATTAGTATTTGCCTCCGCTCTTTTTCTAACTAAATGTTCTGGTTGTTTTCTTCCGCGAAGTTGTGATGCTATCTTTTCAGCGTGCTCTGGAGTTCTTGGTGGTTTTGGTTTTCTAAGTTTGTCTTTTGCTTCTTCACTCATATTCCATCTATTACCTTTTTGTGATGGTGGTTTATTTCCACCTTCAACCATATTATATTCTGCGTTATATTTTTTTATAAACTCATCCTCTCTTTGCAGAGCATCATCACCTTGATATATTTGCTCAACAATAAAGTTTTCAACACCATATTTCCGCATTGCATTGTATATTTTTTGGTTATTCCTTTTGTATTTTGAGTTGTTGATATGGGTTCTAAATCTCTGTTCTACTGATAATGAAGTAAAACCAACATAGCACTTATTGTTTGTAGTATTTGTTATTTTGTAAATGAACATTAGCATAAATCATTCTTGTTATTATTTATGCTAACTTCGCTCTACTTAACCCAGTTTTTTTCCATCGTAAAGTTGGCATGAGAGAAACATTCACGATTGACCAACTTATAGAAACCGAACTTGTTAGATAAGCAATAACCTTCTGCATCAATCCTGTTACCATTGATGTATGCTGCAGGACCATCATTGCGGCAGAGGAACAAACAGTCACCTTTGATAGACTTCACCAACGACCACAGACGAATCAGGTTAGGATCACAATCAAAGTCATTCACGTTCTCTACACTAATCTGCTCACCTGCACGAATGTAAGCATTAAGTTGCTTCTTAATCTTCTCCGCTTCCTTGTTAGAAACAAACTCACACATTGTAGACATTTGACGGGCAAATGCACAGATTTCAGCAACATCCCCGAACGATTCTTGACCGTGCTGAATGTATGCTTGAGGTTTCACATATTTCACGCGAGCAGTATCAACCCACAGATAAAAGTCGGGTTGCGCTACAGCATCACGCAAATCTTTCTTTGCAGTGTAACAAGTATGAGGAGCGATGATGATGTTTTGTTTTACAACTTCTGAAAACTGATAGGTGATAGTATTTGGGGTGTATTCACAATCTCCACCGAAACCGATAAAGTCTGCTTGCACAATACCAGCAATGGCAGGCAGATTGTCAAAGCAAGCGTGAAGAATCTCTGCTACATTTCCAGTGTGATTAGCATCAATGTCCTCATGCGATTCATTGATCTTGATTTTTACTTTGTTGAACACACTTTTGGTGCCCACAAAGAACTTTCCAGTTGCAGGATTGGTGCCCCAAACAATAGCGGGAGCACCATCAATCTTGACCGAAAGTTCACCACCAGCAGTGAACCAATCCAACACAGACAGATTGCCAGTCAGGATAGAATCTTCGGGGTGTTCGATGTGAGTGTTCTTCATACTACTGGTACACTTTCAAGGGCCCAATAAACAAATAAAAAAAGAGAGGGGATAACCCTCTCAAGAAAAGATGCTATCGTAAGAGTTCCTTACTTTGCCAATCAGTGCAGTACGTTGTTCTACAGTCACCAGATTGTTGCGGGCAAAGTTGATGAAAGCAGTAAGTCCAACGAGTTCCATAACACCATTGAACACTGGGATTGCATCAACAACTGAAACAACTTCGTGAATAAGAAGTTGTGCAACAATCACGAAAAACAGAACAGCGGTAGAAAGACCAACATTCTTGAGGAGTTCGTTAGAAACATTCTCATTCACGAAAGTCTTAACTTGTGCGATTTTGTCTTGCATTTGAGATTGATTGTGGGGCACCGTGCCCCTTACACTACTGATACACTTTCAGGGGCCCAGTTTCAATCAACGGGAAGTTTTGCTTTTGAGTTACTCTTTGGTATGTTAAGTTCCTCCATAATGATTTGCTTGGGCAGAAAGTTCCAACAATAGTAACTAGAACTGAACGTAATCTTGTCGTTTGGTCTACCATCAGGACTGTGAAACTTCATCCGTTTATCAAACATCAACAGTTGAAGATCCTTGTCCTTGAATAATTGTTTCGGAGCACTATCATTCAACCAAGTGTTAGTCATAATCAGTGCAAATGGTTTGCCAAATGATAATGCTCTCTCAAAGAACTTACGTTTGTTTGTGAATGGTGGATTGGATACAATTACATCCCATTCAAAGTCAGGATCATAGGTTAAAAAGTCTTGCCCAGTTGAAATGTGTGTTGAAATGACTAAGTTTTGTGCTCCAATCTGCTTGACAAACTCACTCTCTTTGGTATCAAATGGACACCAGACTTTTGCATCTTTGGGGATGTATTTCAGAATGGGAGTAACACCGTAAAACGGTGTGTAACATTCGTCATTGTTACCTTCAGAATACATTAGTTTGCCACTGTCAAGAGTCATACAATTTGAGTTCCGTATTGATAGATTTCTTTGCGGGTCAGACTACCAGAAAGGCGGGGATCTTTGTGCTTACCGTGAATCTTACGCTCCCAATCTTTCTTGAGTTTAGGAAGCAGAATCATCAGCACATCATCACAAGTCAGCTTCCACACTTCAACAACTTTTCCACCTTCATATCGGGCAATGTAGTGATTAGAATACTTGCCAAGTTTCTCTTCAATCAAATAACGTTCTTGCTCTTCCCAGGTATCTTGAACACTGATACCATTATAAGTCCCATTGATAGATTTAGCAATGGTTGATTTATACTCACATTCACCATCTTGATCGACAGCATCAGCACCCGAATAGGTTTCTGCTACTTGATGTCCAAGAATACCAGCAAGATGTATCTCGCGGGAGCGAGCATAACTGAAAGGATCACCCCAACCTTGTTCCTCACAAAGTTGATACATTTCCTCAAACAGTTGTTGAAATCTTTGTTCGGGAGTCATTTACGTTGTGCTTATACTAATACAACACTTTCAAGGGCCCAGTTTCAATCAACAGGCAATTTACCAACACTTTTACCTTTCTTGTGGTCAGCAATAAACTTTCGCGCAGAACTTTCAGTTCTACACACCTTCAACTGTTGACCGTTGTGTATAATCATCAGTTGCTTACCAAAAGGTACAGCAGCGTACTCACCTTTGCCTATAATGAATCCCTCAATCATACCAGAAACCTCTTCTCATACTCAAGCAAATCAGATGGTGCAGGAATAACATTGTCATCGTATTCTACAGCATTTTCCCACCTTGCACCAGCCTTTTGATACAGTTTGATGTTAAGATGTTGATACTTGAGATTAGTCGGAACGTGAACTTTATAATCAATTCCATCATTCTCTGTCAGCATACTTAGTTGCTTATTCTCTTCTTTTGTGACTGTAATTGTGGAACAAGACAACCAGAATAGATTCTCAAATACATCATAATCAGACAGGTATTTGTCTGGATTATCCATAATCATCCGACCGATGAATTGTGGGGACAAACAGTGATCGTGAGTGCGTTCTTTTGAATTATTCTTTGCCTGCTCACTTATCAGACCAAGATGATTCACCTGCCCACAATCAAACACACCAATGTAGTACAATCGTGTGATGGGTCGGAAGAAATCAGGGTCTCCCCAGTTGACTACATTTGCTGCCAATGAGTTGAATGTAGTTTGGCAGTATGCTTTCCAGTTCTTGGGGTTCATTTTGAGAAAAATCGGTGATTTGGTTGCGATGGATGGGTTCTAGGTCAGTTGCAGCAGAATTGCAGAAAAATCAGGGTTTTAGTCTAGTGGCCACCTGATGTCTCATTGCGTCTCACCTGCGAACCACCGACACGGCAGGTTCGCCCTT